GATAGAGGAGGATATAGACGATGATACTGTTCGGGAAGTGGAGCATTAATAATAAGAAATGGAAGCAAGATCTAGCAGCGTGGAGTCTCTTGTATAGAACAGAGATAGTCTTGACCGTTGCAGGTTTTATTGTCGGATTAATAATTGGTCTGATAATATGATCAGATCTGAGGATATAGCATACCTTGCCGGATTATTTGATGGTGAGGGTAGTATCTATTTTGCAAAACGTGAAGAAAAGAAAAAGAAACACAAAGGCAAAGGCTATAGGACTTCTATATCACAGCGTATAAGTATGGAAGTTACCATGACCGATGAGTCTGTGGTCCGCTGGATGCACGAGGTGTTGGGTGTTGGCACCGTCAACAAGAAACCTAGAAAAGGTAGACGCAAAGACGGGACCAAGTATCTTATGCAGTGGAAATGGCGATGTACATTTAGAGATGCGTTCTATGTCTGTAGATTATTCTGGCCATATGCACACACCAAACTTGCTAAGATAGAGCAGATCATAAATCATTATGGTGATTCACCTGTAATGAATGGCAAGGTTGTGAGTCTTTCTGAGTATAAAAAAATGATGAGTTTAGAATGAAAATATTAAAAATAGGTATT